TCACCACATATATCTCTGAAATCCCAAACATTGACTTTTCTCCAAGGCAATGATTGTTCACCAGATTCAGTTGAAAAGTAGTTAGTCATCTTCAACATTATCTCATAAAATGTTTGACAATGAGTATCTTCACTAACATTTCCAGGTTTCAAATGAAACCGAATCAATGGATTGTTATTTGTTTTTCTGATATGTTCCAAGACATTCGCAACAGCAATCATATCACCATTACGAATTGTACCAAAGGTACCTGGTTCAATATTGATAATCATAATGTAATATCTTTCACATAAACTAATTTTGATTTACGATTACCATAATAGTGCCGTTTGAAATCAAACTCAACAGGATGGCCATCCCAAGTCCTCATATCTTCGTCCCAACCAACGATTGTTTCTTTGTTCATTAGGTCAGCAATAATGCCAATCCCTGTGAATGTAGTAATAAATGGATTAGGATTCTGTTTGATAAGATTACAATTATACATTAATGGCTTTGAATAGTCCATGTATACAACTTTATCGTTATCAAGATTGGCACCGTTCTCAATAACATTGGTAGAACGCCTTGCATCAACATTAGGGTCTTGTTTTGTGGACCATCTGTCACCAATAAGAGTTTTATTTGTTAAATCATCAACAAACATTGGGAAAACTTGAATTTCAAAATCATCATCAACTTCAAATAACATTCTATAATTATCATTTACCCAATTCTCATAACGACAGGTCTCAATAGGACGATTTGAATCTTCTTGGTCCATGCGTGTCCATGAACTGATAGTCATGATGTCACCAAAGGTCAATAAATCATCGGAGAAATCCACATCTTCAATCATTGGTTGATATTTTAAAAACTCTTTGATGCCATTAAACTTACGCATCTCTGGCCTAATGATGAGATGAATTTTTTCATTTTTATATTTTGAGATACCTGAGATTACAGGTAGTGCGTTACAAAAGTCACCAAGGTTAGCGGTACAATCAATTTTAATTTTCATTATAATCCTTAAAAGCAACAAACCAATCATTATTGGAAACTTTGTGTAATTCAAATAATTCTGGTTTTGAAAGATAAGACATCAACAACAAAGTTTGGTCGTCATCCATTAAATTGTTTTTCAGTAATTCATTTACATTGTGATGAACCAAATGTTCTAATGTTGGCCAAAGTTTTTTATCTGCAACAATACAAGGTCCAGTAATATGAACATCATTGTTTGAAATGACATCTTGAATATATGTTCCTTCAACCCAATCTTTAACATTCCAAAAATGAATTTTTTCTTTATCAAATGGATATTGCCACAAATCAACATTATTACGAGTTACTTCATCACGACAGTAACCAAAATCCAACCAAGCAACCAAATCAGTTTCAATAACATCCAAAGAACGATTGACAAATGATGCCTTGAGTAAATTAACCAAAACATAATCCGCATTCCAGTATTCTGGATTTTTTATTTGCATAGGATTTATTTTGGATTGATATTCAGGACTTTTTTGAACTTTTGTAATTTCTTCCCTTAATTTCTCAAAACTGTTTGGAAAATCTATTGTGAATATTGTAGTTGGCCTATCTTGTCTGAGGTGTTTAATCTCATCAACCATATCTTTTGATGTATAAACAAGAATGTGATTTTCGAGTTTGGCCATATGACCAAATCGTTCTAGGTATGTTTGTGTTGTTCTTTGTAGATAGTGTGGTAGACCTTTGTCTGGTGACCAATCACCACGACCAATATCAAAGAAAGCTGTTACAATAGTGATTTCGTTCATGACCAATAATATTTCTTGTAGTTGTTAATAATTTGAATGTGTTCCGGAACTTCATTTACAAATTTATCATAATCAAAGTCAGGAACATGATGGTGTGTATCTGTCATATATGGATTTGCTGTGTAGTCTTTTCCACATAGATAATAATACACAACCATATAACAGTCAAGCCATCCAATCGTAGGATACAAGTTCTTCATGATATATTCACCTTGTTCTAAAAAGAATGTGGTAACTCTATCATAGTTCTGTATGAATGTATCTACTTTATATATTGAGCCTCCACCACCAGCATATTGTTTGAATGATGGCCTTTTGCCAGCAAATCGCTCAATCATATCATGCACCGATTCTGGAATTATATTGCCAATCTTTACATCATGGCAAGCCATTTCCCAATGAGGTTCAACAATTACAGGTTTGGTTAGATATACATCATCTTCTGCCATCATCATGTGTGTTGTGTTACAACGCAAGCAAGCAATTAAAAAACGATTAAGAAACTCAATCATATTAGGAACATCCCAACCGTAAGGTTGTGTTGGTGCTCCTTGTTTCTTATTGAAGTGAAAATAATCACACTTGTGTTTTATTGCTAACTCTGAAAAGTTTTGTGCTGAATCTGAACCTAGAAAATAATAGGCATCAGGATGATGTTGTCTAATATTTTCAATTGTCTTTTCTGTTGCAGTTCTTTTTGTTGAACCAATATGAAAGAATGATATATCTGCCATTATTTTACTCTGGTGAGTGTAGTCAATCCATTATTGTTAGTTCTGCGTTCTGTTAATTCCCACTCAGGATGAGAATCCACAAATTCTTGGACTGCTGCCCAAATACCTTTACCACCAAACTCGCCATTATCAGCATAAGTTGTTGTATCGTGGAATACAATATATTTTCTTGCTTTGTCGGCGTGTAGTCGTAATTCTTCTTGCACTTGTTCATAGACGTGTAAACTATCCACAAACAGTAGGTCAGTTTCTTCAATTTCAATTTTGCGTGTATCATTAATATGTAAATGAACATCACGACCACCACGTCTTGCATCAGTAAAGAAATCAATAATGCCAGGTTGTGGTGAATATTCATAACTATGTAAGACAACATCGTGTCGTAAGAAAGCTCTGGTGCTTTGAGCCCAACCAACACCTAATTCAGTAACGTGTTTACACTTTGATGTTAAATCAGACAGAACAGGTAAATGTTCGTGAATGTCTGTTTGTTTTGCACAAGCGTCTTGATATTCTTTTTCGTAATCCATTTTTTCCTCACTTCAACCAACGGTTGTTTTCTAATGTCCAATCCACAACTTCTTTGATTCGCTCACGGAGAGAAATCTTTGGTTCCCATCCTAATGATTTCATATATTCACCAGATAAGGCATAACGCAAATCGTGACCAGGTCTTGATGAATGGAAGTCAATCAGTTCGTAGTTCAATTCTTTACCTTGTGCTTCAGCAATCAATTTTGCCAATTCAAGATTGTTGATTTCTTCAGGTCCAACTAAATTAAACTTAGGACACTTGGCACCACCATAGTCTTTTTCAAATTCAACTCCTTTGAGATTTAACAAGAACAGTAGACCATCAGCTACATCTTTTGCGTGAATGTAATGACGAGAACCTGGAATTGTTTTGGTTGAATCCGAATGAATTGTTACTTTTTCACCATCACGAGCTTTGCGAATTACCATTGGAATATATTTTTCTGGATGTTGTCTTTCACCAAACACATTCATTGTATGTGTGATATAGATTGGCATCTTATATGTGTTTTCAAATGCAACACAGATTTCTTCAGCAGCTGCTTTAGATGCAGAATATGGATTAGTTGAATTATAGCGGTCACGTTCACCATAGTTCACACCTTTTGGTGCAGGACCAAACACTTCATCAGTTGAGAAGTAAACAAATCTTTCCAAATTAGGAAGTGTTCTTGCATACTGTAATAGATTTGCAGTACCAATTACATTGTCTTGGATGAATTCCATTGGAAATTCAATCGAGCGGTCTACATGAGAACCTGCGGCCAAGTGCAATACAATATTTACATCACCAAGCAATCCAACAATTTGTGGATTGAGTTCTGCTCGTAAATCGTGAAATACAATCTCTACTCGTTTACGAATTTCTGGTGAAGTGTCTTTTAGTAAGTCAGCAAGACGATTTAAATTACCAGAATAATCTAATCGGTCTAGTGTTACAATTTCCCAATCAGTTTCTTTTAATAATTTTTCAACCACATGGTGGGCAATAAATCCGGCACCGCCGGTTAATAATACTCTTTTTGTCATATCAAGTCCTAATAGTAATTAAATCATCTTGTCCATACTTCTTCATTACAAATTCTTTCCATTCTGGTACTCGGTCATATTGATGCACGATTACAAATGGTCTACCCAAAGATGTCTTAACAACACCATCTTCAAATTTAGGTTCATTCTCTAACAAATGTGGCCTAAATTGTTCTATTTTGGATGGGTCTACTGTTGTGCCAGCTTGACAAGCCCATCCATCTAATTGTTTTGCAAAGTATGTAACACCTTTATATGGTTGAGTTTGAATCAATACATTATAAACTGCTTGGTCAACGATAGGAATTGGTCGGTTGATTGCATTGAATAAGATATTGAACACCAAGTCTTTTACATATTCGGATCTACCACCGATTGTTCCAACATTGTATATTTCATTTTCTTTGAATTGGTTATAAACATACGGACCATAAGTCTGCATAAGATTCTCATTACCCCACGGTTCATCTTTGTATCTAATACTTTCAGAACCAGCAACTAGTTTCTTATCTTTGAGATTGAGTTCCAACCAAACAATAGGATTACTTTGAAAGTAAACATCTTTAACATCGGTTGTAACCACATATGAATAATTCTGCCATGTAGTTTTAAGGAAGTCGTAGATTGCCAAAAATCTTGCCACATGAATTGGTGCATTGATTTGAGGCATATCAACCAAAATAAAATTGCGTTTGGTTAATTCGTCTTTTGTTTCTTGTGTTGCATTACCAACAATCATTACTTTGTCGCCATCGAAACCACATTCGTTAATCGATTCGACCCAAGGTTTTAATTGATTGAAGTTGTAATTAGTAAAAGCACCAATTATGAGATTGTTCGCCATGGGAATACTCCATTATATTTTTCAGCCATTATTTTATTTCCATTTTCAAAGAATTCCTTTGTAACAGAACCTTTACCACCATCAACACGATAACAAGTTGAGTAATTACCTGTGCAGTAGAATTTTGGAAAGTGTTGAGTAATTGCTTGTAAGAATACTCTATCTTGTCCCCAACCACCATGCCAAACACTTGCTATCTTTGTTGCTATTTCTGTTTTAAGGAAATAGCAATTAGTATCTATATGATTTACTCCATGATATGTTGGCCAAATACCCAATGATTCACAATCATCAAATGCAACCAACTTGCCTTCTTTACTATAAATTTGTCTTAATGAATAACACCAATCCAAACTTCTAGTTTCAATCGTTTTGATACAATCTTGCACATGACCACGATATAACCAATTATCTTGGTCGAGATAAGAAACATATTCTGTATCAACTAAATGAGTGAAAGCTGCATAGACACGGTGGCCATAAAAACCTTTAGCACCGACATTGATAGGTAGATAACAAACATTAACTCTTTCATCGTGTGTGAAATCGTCAATAATTTTTTTAGCTGATTCAAAGTGTTGTTCACCGTCAACAACAACATAACATTTTGTAGTATAGCTTTGATCCAATACAGATTCAATAGCTTGCCGAACCTCAGGAGAACCTGTGGTTGGTATAATCACCGTTGCACTCATAATTAATCTCTCGTCAATTTTAAAATCTTCTCTATTTGTTTTTCAATGATAGGTTTACGATTAGGCCAATATATGTATTCTTTATCTCCGGTCGAGTGGAGTTTTTTTAGAAAAGGAATAATCATCTTTTCAACTTCTTGTAATCTAGCCTTATAATCATCAGCAGTTTCAGCTGTTTTATTAATTACTGAATTATATTCAGCTTCACTTACGGCAGAGAATCCAAAGTCATCGCCAATATCTTCATATTCTTTAAATACTTTATCAAAATCAACTAGTGCCATTTTATTTTATTCCATTAAACTTTACAGCTAAATTAAAAAATTGTCCCAACTTATGTTCATCACCAGTTTTATTTGTTCTTACTGAAAATTTCATTACCAATTTATCAGCAGGAGTGTTAATCAATTCAATAAAAAAATCTTGTTTTGATGTTGTGGATGAATAAGCTTTAATTTTTTTAGTCTTGTTTAAAAAGACTTCAACATCATCTTCATCAGTCAAAATTTTAACCTGTGTGCCATATGCTTTTAACACCAACAAAGGCACAGCAACATCCTGACCTGTAATTGCTTTCCTAAGATAATCAACAGAGTTTTTTACATTCTTCTCAAAACTATGTATTAATGTATCTCTAATAATACCTAAACTGATATCATACAATTCATTGTATCTTTTGGCATCAGATTTTTCTAATTCAGCCAATGTATTGATTGTTTGTTTCTTTTCAAGTTTGTCATAATTAATTGTTGTGATGCCAACTTCTTTATATACTTTTTCAAATAAAAGAGTTCTTAATTCTTGAATTGCAGGTGGATTTATTTTCTCTAATATAGGATTAACATAGGTATTTAATTTAGGTTCACTTGATTTTTCTTCACCGGCCTTTAATGAAACACCCAACATTTTACCTGACTTATAAACAACAAACAAATCACCTTTATGTTTACTATCAACACCTTCTGGTTTTGCACGATATCCCCAAAACACATTTGATATTGGATTAACTTTATTTTCACCTTTTAACCAATTCAAAACACCCATGGCATTTTCCATTTTAATTTTGAACTTGGATGATTTTGGAAAATTATTAACAAAATCTTCACCTGCTTTAATATCTCTTGGTGCAACATAAACGGAAGACTTTTTATGGTCAACCAGTTTCAGTTTCGCATAAAATTCTTCCACAGTCTTGACATTCATTTTATTTACAAAACCTAAAGCGGGCGCCAATTCGGTAATTGTAGAATTCAATGTTGTTTCTGCCATACCACCAGAAGCAGGTTTAAACACTAGTATTGTAACATTATCTTTAACTGTTGGCAAGGGTGTAGGAATTACTGTAACTTTGGTACTGCCAGACAAAGAAGATTTTTCTTGTCTATTTGGTATTTTTGCTTTGGTAAGTTGTGCCTCAATTTCTTTTTGAGTGCGAGTTCTATCATTAGTCTTAATAAAGTATACTTGTTTTTTCCTATTGGATTTGTCTTTTTTGAATTCGTAAGTATATTGATTTAATATCTTTACGACTGGATCAATTTTTGTGGCCATTCTAATATCCTTAATGATTTTGTATTTATCTGATAATTTGAATGTCTTTACCGCTAGTCCAAATCTCCAATTCACTTCTCAATTTACCTTCTTGTTTGAGTGTATCATAACGATTGGACGCTTTGTTCTTCCACCATGCAATAATGTTTTCTAAATTGTGTTTCTCATAATTTTCACCAGGTGAAAGAGTATCTGTTTTACAGTTTACATAGTCTACCATATTTTTAAATCCATAATCAGAAATATAATACCGTTTTTGTTCTGTCAACTTTTTAGCATTCTCAATCGTTGTATCAAAAGCAGCCAGTTCTGGTGTGCCTTTCAATGCAGCTCTAGTTAATGAAATAATTTTCATAGATAGTTTTAATTTTCTGCTAGAAATTCCATCATCTACAATTTTACCAATCTTTGATTCAACAAATGCAACCAAATCTGAATAAGGTTTACCATGCATCATAGGCAAAAAATCTGATTCTGTCAAGCCTTTATAACGAATATATGGTTTCATACCATCATATTGTGAAGATGATTTAGAAGAACCATACAAACTGGTAGTTTCAAACAAACACATATTCATATTGTATTTCTTGTTTATCATTTCACGGACTTCATGACTGGTACAGATGGCAGCCAGAAGTTTACCACCTAGATAATTAAAACCAAATGGTTGAGAGGGCACAATTACAAAACCCATCATAGCAGAATCATTGAAGCGTTTACCCCATTCAGGTTGTTGCGTAAACACTTGTCCAAGCATTTCATTTCTAGGTTTGCAGTTGATGACTGGTGAACCTAACCGAATGAAACCTACGAACTTTCCTGACTTCTTCTCTTTAACTGCCAAATGAATGCTGCGACCAACAGGTCGAATATTAACATGAGAACTAGTAATTGAAAGTAATGTTTCCCATGTATCATTATGAATTTCTACCACTTCAATATCCATATCATTTGGATGCATGGTGAAATCACAAAACAAATCATCTTCTGGTGCAAACAATGGATTGATTGGCATCTCTGCCAAGTTGGCCAATTTCTGGTCACGCATATATTCATCAATGCGGTCAAAGTTACCAAAGTAATCTTGAAAGACCTTTGCACAATGCAAAGCATCTTCTTTAGTCAATTCAGACATAGTGTAGGTATGTTCCAATAATATATTTTGGTCCACTAATTGGTTTCATGCCTGTGTGTGGATGAGTCCAAAAAGGTGGAAAAGCAATCATGCGACCTGATGTAGGTTTACAAGAGAATTGAATTCTTGAATCTTTACTTTCTTGAAATGTAGTTTCACCACCTTCAGCAACATCATTTAGATACCAAAACAAAACTAGAAATCGTTTGGCTGAATTGTAATCACCAACGTCAGCATGAAATTGAAATTCATCTTTGCCATTAGGTTCATACTTCTTCAATCTAAATTCTTCAAAGCCAAGGTCTTTTGGCCAAGCGATAGGGTCAATCTTAAACAATGAAACATACTTTGGTAGATATTCTTCCATCTTCTCTAACAGAATACCTTGAACATCTTTCCAAGTATCCATATGTTTACTGATGTTGATTTCGGTAAAGTGACGATGACCTTCCATCAAAGTATCTTCGTGTTGGTCTTTGTTATCTTCAAAACGATTGATGATGTTTTGACATACATCATTTGGTAGGACATTATCCCAATAACTCACATAGTTCATACTTTAAATCCTTCAAATTTCTTTTCTTTGGCACCAAAAGTGTTGAGAGGTTTATCATGTCTACCAGCATCAGCAATGCCTTGTTGTGCAGACTGTTCAATATCATACAACTTCATTTTAGCACGGTCAACACCAACTGTAAATCTCTTATAGTGTGTTGGGTCATTATAACGATTCTTTAATTGCTTGACCATGATTTGACCGAGTTCTTCTAGTTCTTCGGAAGAAATCAAAGCAAACATCAAGTCGGCGGTTGCAGGCAACCCAAACGACTCACTCGTATCTTCCAAGCCAGGGTCAGACGATGTGAATCCGCTTCTGGTAGTTTGAGTTGCAGATACAATAGGAACATTATATTCAACAGCAAGACCTCTAAGTTCTTCGGCGATTGATTTGACATATGTGTAAGAGTTAATATTCGCACCAGCTTTGATGCGAGAAGAACAACAAATGTTAAGATAATCAACAAAAATAATTTCAGGCACAAAAGACTTCTTGAGATTGAGTTCATTTAGTAATGTCCTAAAGTGAGTTACAGAAGCCGAAGCCGTTGGATATTCTTTGATGATGAGTTTGCCTGTTGTCTTTTCACGGACTTTAGCGACCTTCTTATCATACATATCTTTTGGAAGGTCAATCAAATCATCTAGAGTAACATTAAGAAGGTTTGCATCAATGCGTTCTGCAATCTTTTCTTCAGCCATCTCCAATGTGATATACAATACATTCTTGCCTTGAACCATGGCACCCGCAGCGACATGACACATGAATAAACTTTTACCAACACCAGTTCCAGCCAAAGCAATATTAAGAGTTTTAG